TCTGCGTGCATAAGCTGTGCATCAGACATAGCCATTTTAGTTTTCTGTCTATTGCTGTAAATTTTGCTCCCAGCTTGCAGAGCTATCTTTGCTAAACTGAACCAAGCCATTATTAGTACGCCTTTGATTTTCTTCTTTTGTCTGGTCTGACAGCACCTTGACCTTGTACTTCAAGATCTGGTTTTCCAGTACCAATATAGTTAAAAGCTTTGTCAGCAGTTGTTTTAGATCTAGGATCTACTTCAACACTTTGTTCTGGCACGCTACTAACTTTTATTTTATCTAGTTTTTGCATTTTTGCTCCTTTTTTTCTTTTTTTCCACGCCTTTTATAACACCTTTGTTCTTAGAAGCGTAAAAAACTGTTTCGCCACGCTTTTTACCGTATTGCTCCTTCATGGATTTCATAATTTTACGGCCTTTTTTGTTCAGTGGCATTAATCTTCAACCTTAATTGCAGTTATACCTTGATTTGCAGACTTTGCAAGGCTAACTCCAGCTCTTAATTTAGCTAAATCTTCGTTTTGATCCATTTTATCCTCTGCAAGCTCTTTAGCTTGAACTAATTTTGCTCTACCCAGGTCTGCTTTTGCCTCATCTGCAACTTTTTTACGTTCATTTTCCATTGCACGTAGGTCAACCTCTCTTGCTTTTAGTTTTAACAGTGGATCAGCATCAAATTGTGATGTAATTTTCTTTTCTTCTTCCATAAAATCACCCATCATTTCAGAAATTAGCACAGCTTTTCTAGATTCCATCTCTAGTGACAGCTGTTGAAGCTGTTTTTGCACCATTGGGTCTTGTTGAGCTTGTTGTGACATCTGCTGCAGCGTTGAAATTTTTTCTGCAAACTCTAATTCTATCTGTTCTTGAGCCATTAGACTAATATGCTCTAAACAATTTTTCTCTAATGCAGCCATAACTGTTGGTGCATTTCTAACCATGTTAGTTGCCATAAAATTTAAGTGAGCTGTAATGTGTGCTCTGTGATCTTGACCTCTAAAAGCTTGAAAAGCTTTGCCACCTAATGCATCTATGTGTTCTAAAGCAGGATCTTTAGGTGCGATAGGAGCCGGTGGTGGTAAAATTTTATCAATATCTTTTACACCGAGAGCTTCATACATTTTTCTGTATGCATTGTACAAATTATGGATCTGTGGATTTGATGTTGCAAGTTGTAATTCTGTTTGTGCAATCGTAATTCTTTGCGACATTGAAAATATGTTTGGATCTGCAACTGGTAGGATGTCTACTCTGTCATCAAAATCCATTTGCTTAACTTCTCTTCTGCCACCAACGACATCAAAAGGATATACAGGTGGTAAATAAAGTTTAAATAATTTTGCAAGTAATCTAAATTCAGATCTCATTGACGTGTAAAGTCTTTTGTGTATCGCAGACATAACTCGTGATCCTCTTTCAAGAAGAGCAACTGTTGTACCAACAGCAGCACCTTGATTACCATCACCAACTTGCATATCTGCAATAGCAGCAAATCTTTGACCTGCTTGCACGACTACACCCATTAAAGCTAGCAAAGTTTGAGATGGTTCTTTGTATGGCAACATCATAAAAGAATCTCTAATGTTACCACCTGGTGCGTCTACATCTTTAAACTCACCGGGTTGAATAGGTGCAGCTTCATCTCTAACTCTTACGCCTCTTTGTTTAAATCCTGCTGGTAAATTTGATAATGTTCCTGCATCCAATAATTGACGGAGAGCGACCGTTGCCGTTCTACTCAAACCGCCAATCATGTGGATTAATCCAAATCCATAGAACCCTAGTCCTGGCAGAAATTTAAAATGGACAAAGTAAGGTATTCTATTTTTTCTTGGATCTTGAGGATCATAGTTCCTTCTAATAGAAAGAACTTTTCGCGAACCTTCTTCTACAGTCACAATGTAAGGGAGCTTAATGCCTGTAACATCTCCGTTCGCGTCCTTATCTTCGAAACCTTCTAAATCTAAATTAACATGGCACTCTAACAAAGTGTAAACTGGTTCTTGTCTACCAGTTTTTTTAGTGCCCTCTAACTCTCTTTCTTTTGCTTCAACTTCATTTCTAATAATAGCTGGTGACCCTAACTCTACGTCATTATAAAAACCACCAACTTGTTGTTTACGTAAATCATTTTCAGACATTTTAATTACGTGAATAATTGAATCTGCATCATCAAGAGACGTGGCTGTGTATGGCACAACTAAATCATCAGCTGGCACAAATTTAGAAACTGCTCTGCCTAATAAATCATCGTAGTAAACTTTTTTAAATGTAGAACCTGCGAGCGGTAAGTGAAATAACATTTGATCGAACTCGGGTTCATATTCACCCATCTTCTCCATAAGTTCGTAGTTCATGTATTCTTTTACTCTTTGTGCTTGAGCTTCTTTTTGTGGATCACTCATACCAACAATCTGAGTTCTAATTGGTCCTTCAGATGGCAACAGTTCTTTGTAAGCCCCAGCTTGAAACTGTGTTACAGCTTCTGCTAGTACAGGGTGCGTGGCACCCGATGCACCTTGAAAAGGTTCAGTTCTGTTTTCATATTTAAATCCGAGTAAGTCAAGCCCATCAGTGTAGGATTTTTCCCAATCTTTTCTAGACGCTTTATAATCTGTATAATTTTGATACATTTCTAATCCAATAGGATCTAAAATTTCATCTGGTAATAATGCAGCTAAATTATCAAAGTGAGTTGGTTGTCCCTCAATATTTACTTTGCTGGGATCAAAATCTAATTCAACACCACCATCTTCGGTAGGTGTTATTTCTACAGGTTGCTTTGTTAATTCTTCTTGTTTTTGAATTTCTACTTCTTGGTCAGGTCCTTCAATTTTCACAGAGGTACCTAACTCTGAAAGAGTCTTGTCAATATCTGCCATTATTTACGCTCCTTAATAGGTCTAACATTTTTAGCCACATAAGGCAACCCATGTGGTGTAGGCCCTGATTTTGGTGCTGGTCCTGATTTAACACCTGCAATTATACCGCCCTCTGCCATTTCAGTTTTTATAGCCCCACCTAAAATTATACCCATTTCCTCCAATTCTTCTTTTGAATATTTTTTACCATCTTTAGATAGTTCTTCTAAAACATCATCAATAGATTCAAATCCTGATTCACTGTCAAAATTACCAGGATCGTTTGGATCTGGTTTAGAACTCACTTCATCATACTGTGGTGGAATCTCTTTAGCTGTTCCTTTTACTTCATCAACGACGCCCTCTGCTGGTTTGTATTCCATCATTTGATCAATGCCCATTTCTTCATCTGTTTTTCTAATGGTTATGTATCCATCAGTATCGGTAAGTGTGTAATCTTTATATTCAATTACTTTTTGTCTCTCAACTACTGCTTGTCTATCAGAAACATCTTTTCCTTTTCTTTTTATTAAATCTACAAAATCAAAAAAGTATTGTGGTGTGCCACCTGACTTCACAGCGGATGTCACAGCTTTTGTAGCTTTAGGTGCTTTAATAAGTTTATCTAGTCCTAAAAATTTAAGTGCAGCAGCAGCTCCACCTGCGCCTATGGTTAAAATTAAATCTCTTCTTGTTTGATCCACTGTCATATTTTTTTCTATTTCTTTATTTACTTTCTCCGCAGCAGATACCGTGCCAACTAAATCTTTAATTTGTTTTGATAATTTAGGAAACATTTTAAATAGGAATAACGGTGTTGCTGGTCCTATTGCTTCTGCACCTAGTTCAAATGTGCCTCCAACAAATTTTTGTCCCTCTGTTTTATCTTGTTCGTTCATAGACTTATCAGATATGCCCACCACGTCTCCAAACTTAGTATTCTTTATTTCTCTAGTATATTTTGGATCTAGTATCTCTAGAGCTTCCACTAAAGTTTTTCCTTTTATTCTATCTAAATCACCTGAAGCTAGGGCAAGATTGCCTTGTCCGTAAAGATAGGCAAGAGCTGCTGGAAATCTAAAAGCAAGTTCTGGTATGTTAGCTGCACCTGATGTTAATTTCTGAGCATAGTATGGATAGACCCTTGGATCTAAAAACATTGAGTTAAATTTTTGTAAAAGATTTCTTTCCTCATTCGTTCCGTAAACTGCCTTGTCCATCTCTTCTGCAAATGTGCCTTTAGGAAATGTGTTGTACTTATCAGGGTTGTCTAG